ATGTGGATTATCAGCTATGGCTGAGATATGTCAATTCCAATTAGAGCAGTCTTTTGTATCTTTACAAATGACTAAAGGATCTAATGGAGATTTCTCTGTAGCATCTTTCATGGATTACTATTGGAATGAGATGTCAAAGACAATCGCTGAGAACATTGAGAAATTACGATGGTCAGGTGATACTGCATCAGGTACTGCTGCTTTAGCTTTATGTGATGGATACAAAAAAGGATTGGTAGCTGATTCAGCTAATGTAATTGATATTGCATCTCCTGTAGCTATCACACCATCTAATGTACTTGACAAATTAGCTCTAGTATATGCTGCAATTCCTGCTGCTGTTATTGCTAATCAAGAAGAGTTGAGATTGTATGTATCTTCTCCTGTAGCTACTGCTTATCGTGCTGCTGTTGCTGCATCAAACACTCAGGCTAACTTGACTCAAGCTCTAGACTTTACTTATCTTGGAATAAAAATGGTATTATGCCCTGGAATGCTTGGTCTATCTACAATCGTAGCTTCACCTCGTTCTAATTTTATCTATGCATTTGATGCAGAGGGAGATGGTAAAGCATTACGAGCTATCAATTTAGCTGATACTGTAGCTGAGCCTGTAATCAGAACTCGTGCTAATATGAAAGTAGGGTTTACTCACGTTAATGGTAATGAGATTGTATTCTACAACTCTGCATCTTAATTAACTAATTTATAAATCTAAGGGAGTGAAAGCTCCCTTTACTTAAAACATACAAGATGAGCTGTGAAGCATTACAAACAATAACTAAATCCTGTGATAATAACTCAGGAGGTATTAAATTTATATGGTTAAATGAGCAAGTAAATGTTACTGCTGCTACTCCTACAGGATGGGAAGTAACTACTCTTACATCTAGCCCAATTTATACAGCATTTGAAATCAATAGAAATACAGGTAGTTTCACAGAAGAGACTGCAGTAGATCTAATCAATGGCTCTACATTTATAACTCAGACTATTACTCTTATGTTCTCAAGAAGAGATAAGGCTAAGTCAGAGGCTATCAATGTACTTGGAGCAGGTCAGCAGTTTTTATCTGCTATCATTCAAGATGCTAATGATAAATATTGGTACTTTGAAGATCTACAATTAACTGCAACAGGAGAGGGATCAGGTACAGCTCGTGCTGATGGTTCTAAATATTCCGTTACACTGATTTCGGAATCAGACCATTTGGCATATGAGATAAATTCTAGTCAAATTGCTGCTAATACATAAGATTTAACACCCTAATAATTAAAGCTCTGCATATTGTAGAGCTTTTTTTTTAAACATTTTTTGACCTTAGTATAATATAGTTATATGATATACATAAAAAAAGATGAGGTCAATCAGATTATCCTTACTCTCACTGAGGTAAGTACACTGCCTACTCCTTATTATTTATTTGTTTTTCAGAATGAAATGGACAAGCTGTCAACACCTATTACATTCTACACTGCTGATCTATCAGCTTATCCTGAAAGATTCAATCAGTTTGAGCTAGATGAGCCTGTAGATTTGGAACTAGTCAAAGGACAGTATACATATAGTATCTATGAGTCAACTATCACACCTCCAACTATTGCTAACTCTACAGGAGTAGTGATTGAAGAGGGCAGGATGGTAGTATCAGGACCAATAGTATCATCAATTTATGAGTAATTATGGCATTAAAAGATTTTTTTAAAACAGTAAAGCATGAAATAGTAGAGGGATATCAATCATTCTCTACTCCATTCCTAAAAGTAGGAGGTGCAAACTTAACTCTACCCTATGTTAATGGTAGGAATCAGACTAATGGATACATTCCATTTGGGCAGGATAACCTATTCCCTGAGCTACTCAATCAAATTTTCTATTCTAGTCCATTACATGGCTCAATAGTGGGATATAAAGTGAATGCAGCTGTAGGTGGTGGATTTAATATAGTAGCTGATAGACTTACTCCTCAAGATAAGCTAGAGTTATATACACTAGAGAGAAAATTAAACATAAAAAAAATAGTACCTGCAGTAACTCAGCAACTAATACTACATAATAGAGTTTATTTCAAGCTATGCTTTGATGATAAGATGAAGCTAACAAAGATAGTCAATCTATCCCCTGAGAAACTTAGAGTAAACTTAGATAGAAAGAGATATTATATTTGTGATGATTGGTCTGCAAGAATCGGAGTACAGGAGATAAGGAGATATACTCCTACCTCTAGAGATTATGAGCAGTTATTTGTATATGAGGTAGAGAGTATTGGTCAGGATTTCTATTCTTTGCCCTCCTATACATCAAGTTTAAATTATGCATTTTTGAGTGGCGAGCTTTCATATTTTGCTAAAAGTAATATTCAAAACTCAATCTTTCCATCCTTTGCTATGATGTTCCCTAAAAGACCTCAGTCTGAGGAGGAAAAAAACATGATAAGGAATACCATTGATAGGCTTAAAGGAGCAGCCAACAGTGGGAAAGCTGTCGCATTTTTTGCAAACTCAGCAGACCAATTACCTAAGATAGAGGCTTTGCCAACTAATGGTAATGATGGTCTATTTCAGGAGGCATCACAGCTGAATACTGAGCAGATTTGTTTCTCTCACACCATTGATCCTATACTTATGGGAATCCGTACAACAGGCTCACTAGGTAATGGCTCAGATATTAAGCAGGCTTATATCATATTTGAGAAAAATGTAGTTATGCCATTGAGAGATATGGTATCTGATATCTTTAATGAGCTACTTTTTATAGCTAAAATAGATGCAGATTTCACTATCAATAACTATCAGATAATTAACGAGGCAATAGTAGAACTTGAGGGAGATACCTCTAAAACTAATGATGCACTTAATAGTCTATCACCTTTGGTAGCTACTAAAGTACTTGAGACTATGACTGAGAATGAAATTAGAGCCTTAGCATCACTACCTCCTGTACTTGGAGGAGATAAAAGCAAATCACAAATTGCACAAACACCTATACTATAATGCTATACTTTATAACAGAAACCTATCTAAAGAATAACACACCCATCACAGCTAATGTAGATGTCAACAATGTTACTCCCTACCTAGCTACTCAAGCTCAGCTAAGAATCATGCCTATCTTAGGTACTACATTCTATAATGACTTGCTAACTAAGTACAATGATCAGACTTTAGATCCTGATGAAGAGACTTTAGTAACATTCATTCAGCCTATTATAGCATGGAGAGCAGCAGAAGATGCTGTATTTGGTTTATCATTACAGCTAAAGAATAAAGGATTACAGACTCAGTTCGGAGATAACAGCTCATCAGTAGATAGAGGTACAATAGCATTCAGTATGGAACACTATGCACAAAAAGCTGCATTCTTTGAGCAAAGATTGATTAGATACCTACTTAAAAATAGAGCTTTGTATCCAATATTCACAGGTACAACTAACCGAGATACTGACCTTAGACCTATGATTGATGGCTGTAGCTGTTTATCTAATGGATTGCTAGAGTGTAATGGTCTATGTGGAGGTGCAGGTAACAATGGCTACAACAATTCAATCTTAATAATATGAAGCACTCAGGAGTCTTATCATTCTTAACTTTTGGCTTTGGATATCTTTCAGGTATCTCATTAGTATTTGCTGATCAGTTACATTTTAAATTCTTAGGATGCCTATTAATATCTTAATTTACTTTTTTACTAGCATCTGAAATAGAATCTAAAGAATGAAAGCACAACTATCACTATTACTAATATCAATACAATCCAAACTTTTGACACTTATATCTATATGCTTTGCATTCTTTTTACCAATAAGTGGGATACTGCTAATGATTGGAGTATTAATATGCATTGATACTATCACAGGTATTTGGAAAGCTAATAAGTTAGGGGAGAAAATAACTAGCAGAAAGCTCTCATCTATCATTAGTAAGTTAGCACTCTATGAGGTTACTGTGATAATGTTCTTTTTAATAGACCAATTCATACTAAATGATATCATCCTCACTTTTTTCAGTGTACCATTCATGCTCACCAAAATTGTAGCTCTAGTATTATCTAGTATAGAGGTGATGTCTATTAATGAGAATTATAAGATAGTCAAAGGGATAGATTTATGGCAGTCAATGAAGCTATTATTTGCTAGAGCTAAGGATATTAAAGAGGACCTAAACAAACTAAAATGACTAGATGGGAACTTACATCTAAATATGGTACTGCTAATGTAACCGGTGCAGGATACTTAGTGAAGATTAAGCTACCTTATCCAATGAGAATAGCTTGGGACTTAGACAGCACTGTCAATACTATGATGTGCCATAAGTTAGTGGCTTCTAATTTTACAGCTGTATTCTGTGAGCTATTATCTGAGTATGGATACGAGAAGATTAAGGAGTTAGGAATAGATCTATTTGGTGGATGCTTTAACTATAGAAAGATGAGGGGAGGTACAGCACTATCCATGCACTCATGGGGGATAGCAATAGACTTAGATCCTGCTAGAAATCTTCTCAAAGAATCAGCGAAAACTGCAAGATTTGCAAGACCTGAGTATCAGAAGATGATAGATATTTTCTACAAGCATGGCTTTATATCTTTGGGTAGAGAGAAGAACTA